TCCCCCTTGTCGTTCCTTCTTCCCTCTGCCTACTGCCTACTGCCTACTGCCTACTCGACTATGAATATACGCGATCGAATCACTGAACTCCGACGTGTTCGCGTCAGCGATTTGCGGCCGAATGATCGCAACTGGCGAACCCATCCCCCCGCGCAGCGCGACGCGCTACGGGGACTGCTGGCCGAGGTGGGCTGGGCCGATGCTTTGCTGGTGCGCGAGGCCGACGACGGTGTGCTCGAGATCATCGATGGTCACCTGCGTGCTGAAACCGCGCCCGACGGTTTGGTGCCGGTGTTGGTGCTCGATGTGACAGCGGCCGAAGCCGACAAGATCATGTTGACCCACGATCCGCTGACGGCCATGGCTGGCACCGACACGGCACAGCTTGCGCAGCTTGTTGATGAGTTCCACACCGACAACGACGCCTTGGCGGCCATGCTCGATGCTTTAGTCGTCGCCTCGCAGACGGTTGTCGCGCCGACGATCGAAGACCTACCTGAAGTGGCTGTCCCCGAGTGCTATCAAGTGATCGTGGAATGCGAAAACGAGTTGCAGCAAGAAGAAGTGTTTCAGCGGCTCCGCAGCGAAGGCCTCAAGTGCCGACTGCTTTGTCTATAGCAGGGAGTTCGGAGCAGGGAGCAGGGAGAGTCGCTTGGCCGACTGTATCTGACTCCATCGCCAGTTCGTTCGTGAAGCCACCGTAATCGCTTAATCGCTTCTACTTGTCATCTCCTTGCTCCCCGCTCCCTGCTCTCCGCTCATGCAACACTCCACTACAGTCGATTGTCCCGTGTTCGATTCGTTTCGCGTGCAGCAGGTGGCGGGCATGTTTGATGTGCCGGTGGCCGAGCGCTGCGCCACGACCATTACGGCCGAATTGCCCGACGACAACAACTGGCAAATCGGCCTGGTGGTCGGTCCATCGGGCAGCGGCAAAAGCACTATCGCGCGCCAGGCCTTTGGCTGTCGGGCCGAGCGCGCCGCGTGGCCGGCTGATCGCGCGGTGATCGATTGTTTTGGTGACATGAGTATCCGCGACATCACAGGGTTGCTCACAGCCGTCGGCTTCAGTTCTCCGCCGTCGTGGATCAAGCCATATTGCGTGCTGTCCGGCGGCGAGCAGTTTCGATGCGACCTGGCGCGAGCCTTGGGTGGCGACGAGAAACACGCCCCCACCCCCGCCCTGCGAGGCGGGGGAGAATTGCCGCTTGTGGTGTTCGACGAATTCACCAGCGTGGTCGATCGCACGGTGGCCAAGGTCGCTAGCGCCGCGTTGTCGCAAGGCATTCGCCGGGGGACGATTCGGGTGCGGTTCGTCGCCGTGACGTGTCACTACGACGTGGCCGAGTGGCTGGCGCCCGACTGGGTGCTCGACATGGCTAGCGGACAGCTATCGCGGAGGTCCCTTCGGCGACCAGCCATCGAGCTCGAAATTCGCCGCGCACCGCGTTCGGCTTGGGCCTCCTTTGCGCGTCATCACTATTTGAGTGGATCGCTGGCACCGCAAGCACGCTGTTATGTGGCCACATGGAACGGCGCGCCGGTCTATTTTGCCGCCACGCTGCCGAGCATTGCCCGCAAAGGGCATCGCCGCTTTACGCGGGTGGTCACACTCCCCGATTTTCAAGGCATCGGCATCGGCATGCGATCGACCGAGGCGATTGCACGGCTCTATCGCGACGCTGGCTATCGCATCAGCATCACCAGCAGCCACCCCGCGCTGGTGCGGCATTGCCAACACTCGCCGCAGTGGAAAGCCCGCGGCATCAAGAAAACAGGCGGATCCCGCAGCCAGCTGGCGGCCTCGGCCAACTATCGCACCAGCAGTGGCCGGTGTGTGGTGAGTTTTGAGTTTGTAGGAGACGAGTAGGCAGAGGGCAGCAACCTGGCGATGCAGCTTTATGACACATGAACGAAGAGACCAAACAGCACATTCGCGCGGCGATCGCCCTGGGAGCGAGTATCGACACGACTGCCCGGTTGTGCGAGGTGTCGCCGAGCGAGATTGCCGACGAGCGGCAGCGCGACGCCCACTGGGATCGGTCGCTTGCACAGGCCGAAGCGGGGCTCGAAATCCGCTATTTGCATCACATTCACGCTGCGTGCAAACGCGACAAAACCGCCAAGCTGAGCGTGTGGTGGCTCGAGCGCCGGTGGCCCGAACGCTATGCCCGCAGGGCTGGCACCATCACCAAGCAACAACTGCAAGAGTTTATCGAGCGTTTGGCGGCCATTGTGGCCACCGAACTCGACGATCCCGCGGCCCTCGAGCGAGTCGCCGATTCGCTGGCCAACGTTCCTTTGCCCGAAACAAAAGTATGACTGGTCGCTGTCGCTTTCTGTCGATTGGTGGCTTTGCTATGCAGGCATGGTCGCCGCTGGCCCGCGAGGTGTCGAACATTTTGCGTCGCTATGCGCCCGGCGCTGCTCGCCCGCCTGCCGCCGAGGTCGACCTGGTGACCTGGGGCCAGCAGTTTTTGCCACCCCACTTTTCGCGTCCTCCTTCGCGTATGCATTGCTGGCTGGCCGAAGTGTTGCAGAATGCCCACCGCACCCGGGGCCAACGCATCAACGTGATTGGCCCCCGCGGCAGCGCTAAAAGCACTGTGGTGACACTCGCCTATGCGCTGCGGATGGCAGCCGAGCGGCACGAGCCTTATATCTGGATTGTGAGCGACACGCGGCGCCAAGCCGAATTGCATTTGCAAAACATCAAACACGAAATCGAGGCTAACGAGCGACTCGCCGAGTGCTATCCGCGTAGCGTGGCTCGCGGTGGGCGGTGGCAAGCGAGCGCTATCGAACTGGTCGGCGGCACGGTGATCGAAGCCTATGGCACCGGCCAAAAAATTCGTGGTCGCCGGCGGCGTGCCGATCGGCCGACTTTGATCGTGTGCGACGACCTCGAGAACGACAGCCACGCCCGCAGCGCCACCGCACGACAAGCGAGTCGGCAATGGTTCGAGAGTGCGTTGCTGCACGCCGGCACCAAAAGCACCAACATCATTAACCTGGCTACGGCCCTGCATCGCGACGCGCTCGCCGTGCGGCTGGGCGAACGAGCGGGGTGGCTGTCGCGTACGTTTCGGGCCATCGAGCAGTGGCCGGCCAACCTCGAGTTGTGGGACCAGTGGCAGCAAATTTACACGAACATCGACAACCCTGCGGCGATGGACGAAGCCGAGCAGTTTTACGAGCAGCATCGCTCGCGGCTGCACGAAGGGGCCGAGTTGTTGTGGCCCGAGGTCGAAGACCTGCTTTCGCTCATGAAAATGCGTGCCGAAGTGGGTGTCACTTCGTTCGAACGCGAGAAACAGGGCCGACCGATCGATGCCGATGGTTGTGAATGGCCCGACCACTACTTTGGCGACACTATTTGGTTCGACGACTGGCCCGACGAGTTGCCGCTGCGAGTGGTGGCGCTCGACCCCAGCAAAGGCGCAAGCAGTCGCCACGGCGACTATTCGGCCTATGTGCTGCTGGGGGTCGACGCCGGCGGAACACTGTTTGTCGATGCTGATTTGCAGCGACGCCCAACGCCGCAGATGGTGGCCGAAGGCTTGCGTCACTGCCGGCAGTTCGCTCCCCAAACGTTGGGCGTTGAAGTGAATCAATGGCAGGAACTGCTTGCCGATCAGTTTGTGCAGGGGCTCGCCGCCGAGGGATTGACTGACATTCGGCTGTGCACGATTGCCAATTACACCAGCAAACAAGTTCGCATTCGGCGAATCGCGCCCTATCTGGCGCTGGGCGGCATTCGCTTTCGACGGCATTCGCCAGGTGCGCAATTGCTGGTCGAGCAACTGCGAGATTTTCCCCTGGGCACCCACGACGATGGTCCTGATGCGCTCGAAATGGCCATTCGCCTGGCCGAGCAGCAAACCACGTCGGCGGTGGCCGACCGCCTGGGCGATCGCCTGCCGATCGACGCGTAACGCGAATCAAAAACATTGTGAGCCGAACGCGCTAGCGTCGGGTGACGATGACATAAATCAGAGAACGTCACCCGCGGGCTAACGCCGACGGCTCAGGAAACAAACGCGGATCTTCTTTATTCATCGCATGGGCAAACATGAACATTCACGAAGCACTCGACGAACTTTATCAATCGCTGGTCGATCCGCTCGAGCCATTTCGCGACGACGACGATACGTGGCTACCGCTGGCAGCCGGTGGGCAAGCGGCGGTGGGGGCGGGGGCTGGCAGCGCCGCCTGGCTCGACCGACTGCGTGATGAGTGCCGAAACTTGGCGCTCACCAACGAATATGCAATCAATGGCCACGAGAACCGCATTAGTTATGTGGTGGGGGCCGGTCACAGCTATCTGGCGACACCGCGCAAGCATAGCGCCGGCACCGACCAGCTTGCCGCGGCTGTGCAAGATCAAATCGAGCGGTTTGTTGAAGAAAACCGCTGGCACAGTCGGCAGCAGGAGATTGTGCGACGCATCGATCGCGATGGCGAAGTGTTTTTGCGGACTATTGTCGACGACCGTGGCGAGCTGGTGGTGCGATTTATCGAACCCGAGCAAGTGGCCACACCGCCGCAGCACGCACTCGATCCGGCTCACCGGCAAGGCGTTGTCTGTGCGCGGCACGATGCCGAAAGCGTCGTTGGCTATTGGGTCGATGGCACCATGCTGCCCGGCGAGGTAGTGCAACATCGTCGGGCGAATGTCGACGCCAACGTGCGGCGGGGGCTGCCGCTCTATACGCCGGTCCGCAAAAACCTGCGTCGCGCCGAGAAACTGCTACGCAACATGAGTGTGGTGGCCGAAGTTCAGTCGGCCATTGCACTGGTGCGCAAGCACCGAAGCGGATCGCGGCAAGGTGTCGAAACGTTTGTCGCTCGCCAAAGCGAATCGACACGCGAGCACCGCTTGCGCTACGCGCCCGGCACCATTCTCGATGCGCCGGCTGGCCTGGAATACGATTTTCCTGCGGCCGGCATCGACGCCGGCAACTTTGTCACGATTCTGCAAGCCGAACTGCGGGCGATTGCGGCGCGGTTGGTGATGCCTGAGTTTATGTTTACCAGCGATGCGTCGAACGCCAGTTATTCGTCGACCATGATTGCCGAAGGGCCGGCCGTGCGGATGTTCGAGCGACTGCAACACGCCATGGCGGCCGACGATCGGGCGCTGTTGTGGCGGGTGGTCGATCATGCGGTGGCGCGGGGGCTATTGCCGCGCAACGTGCGACAGCAGGTCGACATTCAAGTGACTCCGCCGCCGCTGGTTTCGCGCGATGCGCTGCGCGAAGCACAGGTCGACGCCGTGGCCCATCGGCGGGGTATTTTGTCGCCGCAAACGTGGAGTCAGCGGTTGGGGCTCGACTACGATCAGGAGCAAAAGAACCTAGCGATGCACAACGCCAAGTCGTAAGTGACAGACCGCTGACAGTCGTAGAAATGGCGGACGCGGGTGACCCTTAGCAAGCACAAAATGCCAGAAAAGATGTCCAAAATTTTGTTGCTGACAATTGTTTGAGAGTTGCTATGTTCGAATCCATGACAAGCATCACTTCTGCGATCGAGCCTCGTCGGCCATCGCGCCGCGGAGGCGGCAAAATCGAACAGACCGAGCAGGCCTTCGCCAGTATGCTGGCCGATGCATCGACGCCAGGCTTTTACGGCACCATCGGCTTAACACTCGTTGTGCAGGATGGCCGCATCCAATATATCCGCACGCTGCGCGACGAGACGATTCGCTAGTTTCATGCTCTCGCGCTGCATGTGCAACCATGCCGATCGATGGTACTGCTGCGCGCAAATTGAATTTGCTTTTTGTAACTGTGACACCGGAGACCATGTATGTCAGAAACCAATGAGCCGCGATCGCTGGCCGAGTGTGTCGACAATCGCGCGCAAACTCTGCGTGTCGATCGCGATGGTGGAGTGATTCGCGGAGTGAAACTGCTAGGGCTCACTTCGAGCAATGGTCGGCGCTATACCGAGCAGGCGCTGGCTACGGCCGTGCCGCTGTATGAAGGGGCCAAAGTCAATGTGAACCACGCCAAGGGTGGGGTGCATGCCCCCCGCGATTACGAAGACCGCATCGGAGTGGTGCGGGGTGTGCAGTTTCGTAGCAACCAAGGTTTGTTTGCCGATCTGCACTTCAATCCCAAGCATGCGCTGGCCGACCAACTGGCCTGGGATGCCGAACATGCCAGCGAAAATGTCGGCTTGTCGCACAGTGTGTTGGCCCGCACCCGCAACGAGCAACAAACGCTAGTGGTCGAAGCGATTGCCCGCGTGGTGAGTGTCGACCTGGTGGCCGACCCGGCCACCACCCGTGGGCTATTCGAACAGCACGCGGCCAGCGACTTGTCGGACCTGTCGCTCGACCGATTGCACGCGCAGCGGCCCGATTTGGTCGAGGCAATCATCCGCGAACAATCGTCGCGGATGGTGCCAGCTTGGAGCCGCGAGCAAGAAATGACGCGCGTGGCGGCTCGCACCGCGCCGCACGAATCTGCCGCCGAATTTGCCCGCAGCATTAAACGCTAAAGCCGCACCATGTGTGGTGCAGGCGGCTGCGAACACGTTTTGCTTTTTTCTTGGAGGACTTAATTGATGAGCAACAAAATGCGGTGGCGTTACGGCGACACCAACCCTGTGCTTTTGCCGGTCGATAGCGCCACGGCCATCGACATTGGCGATTTGATTTTCCTGGACACCGACGACGCCAAGCCGGCCTCGGGCAAAGCCGATAGTGGCTCGCTGGCTGGCAACCAGGAATCGCTGCACGACGCGTTTGTGGGCGTTGCCATGCAGGCCAGTGGCGTGGGCGATACCCAATCGATTCGCATCGCCACGAGCGGCGTGTTCGAGTTCGATTGCGGATCGGCCACGTTTGAACTGGGCGACATGGTCGGCGGTGTCGAAAACACATCGGGCAATGCGCTGCTCGACCAAACGGTTGCCAAGGTGGCCGCGGCCAATCTGGCGATTGGTCGTTGTGCGCGACGGGTGCCGGTGGCCGATACGCGCGTGTTGGTCGAAATCGCCAGCACCGTCATGCGTGGCGGCGTGCAAACGGCGGCGTAGCTGAAAACTAGGTGGGTATCAACGTTTGTTTCTCATTCAACGGAAAAATCTAAACAATATGACTATCAATTATCGCGAACTGCACCGTCGCTATCAGCTCGATGGTCCGCAGCACACGGTGTCGCACCTCAGCGAAGCGCTGGAGCAAGGCCACCTGCGGCCCGAAGACTTTAGCTTGCGCGATCTGGCCGAGGCGCTGGTGCCCGATGGCCGCGAGTGGGTGCGGTTGTTCGATCCCCGCGGCGGCACTCCGCTGGTCGAAGCGAGCGAAGGGGTCGATGTCACCGCGTTTCGCAACATCACGGGACAAGTGATTTCGGCCAAAATTCTGGAAGCCTATAACCAGCCGGCGTTTGTCATGTCGCGGCTGGTCGACACGGTGCCGACACGACTCGACGGCGAAAAGATTCCCGGCGTCACGCGGCCCGAGGGATCGATCGACGAAGTGGCCCCCGGCATGCCATATCCCCATTTGGGATTTGGCGAAGACTATATCGAAACACCGGCCACCACCAAGCGTGGCTTTATTGTGCCGGTCACCCGCGAGGCGATTTTCTTCGATCGCACCAACCTGGTGCTGGCGCGGGCGGCCGAAGTGGGCGAGGTGCTGGGGCTCGACAAAGAGAAACGCCTGCTCGATGTGGCGCTCGGATTTGCGAACAATTACAAGTGGCGTGGTACCAGCTACGATACTTATCAATCGAGTGCGCCGTGGGTCAATCTGTTGTCGAGCAACGAGTTGGTCGATTGGACCAACGTCGATGCGGCCGAGCAACTGTTTGCCGAAATGATTGATCCCGGCACCGGCGAGCCGGTCATCGCCGGCGGCACCACGGTGCTGGTGATGCCCGCCTATCGCCATGCGGCGCATCGCGTGTTTAATGCGAGCGAGCTCACGTATGCCGCCAGCGGCAGCGAGTCGACCACCACGGTCGCCAATCCGCTCGGTACCTACACGGTGCGCGAAAGTCGCATTGCCTATCGTCGGGCGATTGCCGCCGGCATGTCGGGCAGCGATGCCAAAAAGGTGTGGCTCATCGGCGACTTCCGCCGCGCGTTTGCCTACATGGAAAACTGGCCGATTACGGTGGCCCAAGCCCCCTTGGGTAGCGAGGCCGAATTCACCAGCGACATTGTGCTGCGCTTCAAGGCCAGCGAGCGCGGGGCGGCCGCCGTCATCAATCCCCGCCACGTGGTGAAATGTCTCGGCTAGCCCACTGGGCCAACCGATAAATGGCTGTCCCGACAGCGCCTAGAGAATAAGACCCTTTGCCGCCGCGTGCGGCAAAGAGGTCTCTCGCTGTGGTGCGGGGGGCCGACCAAGAGAACGAGTTGTCGCATTCTGTTTGTTCGTGCATTGGGGAGTGCCATTAATGGAACTCGTTGTAGTGCAAGCTGCGCTTGTGGTGGTGGCTGGCGCCGAAGTCGCGTGTGTGGTGCTGGCTGGCGCCGAGGCTGGTCTGTCTGTTTGTGTTGTCCAAGGAGAAAGCTAAATGCCCCGAGCAATCGATATTCCTGGTGCTGTGTATCGCCACGCCACGGCGGCGCTGCTGGCGCGGGTGGTCGACATCGAAGGAACTCCGCTGGTGCCGGCCGATGTGTCGTCGCTGTCGTACACGGTGTTTCAAATCGACCCCTGTTTGCCCAACGAGCTGGTGCCCGTCGACGGGCACACCAATG